CAGCAGCCGTGGCAGCCGTAGTCGAGGTCTTCTCCGAGGCGTCAATGCTCAACTTGGTAGACAGGACAGAGGTGCCTGCCTCATTGATGTCCACGATCACCGTCGATCCCGTAGGGGCCGTCGTCACGCTGGCCCTCACAGCCGTCAGCGTCATCGCAAACGGCATACGGAACGTCACAACCCCCGTGCCCGTCGCCAGGTCCGTAGTCTCATCAGAGCAGGCCACACCGATAACCTCAGACTGACCCTGCCACGCGAGCCCCGTTGTCTCACCGGAGGCTGCGACAAGGATCTGCCCATTAGTCCCGACCGCTAGACGGGCAGGAGTGTTATCCGCAGAGGCAGCGATCAGGTCGCCCTTGGCGTCAACCAGGGAGTTAGCGACAGCCCCTACGTCAGCGGCAGTCACACTATGAGGATTACCCGAAGTGGTATTGACGTGAGCATTAGCCTCATCAAAGTCACGAGCTGAAACGCCATGCTTGACGGTCCCACCATTGGAATGCGAGACGGCACTGGTGCCGTCCTCGCCTCGAGTGACCGTGAGGTTTAGTGACGCCACCCCGGTAACGGTGACGACCTCCTCGTTTACCGTTCCCTCGTCCAGGATGAGTGTAAAGGGAGTTGTCCCAGGAAAGCCCGAGGTGGACGCCACGGGCAGAGTGGTGGCCGAGTTGGACACCGAAGATGTCAGGGTCGTCTCGACCGCTGTCGAGCTGTAATAGCGTCGTGCCATGGCCTACCTCGTGTAGTGGGTTTGTGCCGGGTACTCATCGAGAAGCCAGGCTCGCTCCTCTGCGAGTCGAGCCTGGAAAAGCTGGAACATGAATCGGGCTGCGGTCTGTCCAGCGCCAGGAGTGATCTTGGAGTCCATCGTGTTGGCCTCGATCGCCCTGGTGGCGATCAGGCCCATGTCCACAGAGGACAGCAGTCGATAGGTGGCACCCAGGACGATGCAGTCCCGAGTGCGCTCCTGGAGTCCAGTCGCCGTGGTGTACACGTCCGACTCTGAGGACATCGTCCCAACCTGCTTGCGGTAGGACACGTTGATCGTTCGGCCTGGGGTGATGTCCTCAAAGATGTCGAGGGTCTTGCCAGTGGGCCAGGAAGTTGTGTTTGCGTTCTGATTGAACTTCCAACGCCGAACTGACAGCCACTCTCGAGTGGGACCGACAATCTGCCAGGTCACCTCGTTCACGCCTTCGGTATCTGCGGGCAGGGCATAGGTGGTGTACGCAGCGTTTGCTGTCAGCGTGGTCGCTGCGACTCCGAACAGGGTTCCCGTCAGGGACCGGAGAGTGTCGTTGATAGACCTAGCTACTGCGTAGCGGGGGAATAGGGGCTGGTAGATGACCCGGTCGTTCGTCAAGTGGGCGGCTGCCGTTGTGCCATCCATGCCTCGCCCATACGGGGCGATGGTGGCGGTATTGGTAGAGCGATCGACGGAGTCAATCCACACCAGCTCGGAGCCGATCTCGGCCCGCCCGCGAGACAGGACCGTCGCATCATTGACGGTCATCGAGGTAGCCGAGGAGTTGATTCCGGCTGTCAAGTGCGTCGACAGTTCCTGGTCTCGGACGTAGCCGCGAAGGTGTGACAACACCTCGTCGATGGTCTGAGCGAAAGTAGTCACGTCATACCGCCTGGAAGGCCGAGCCAGTCAGGTCGGAGACCTGTACGGCAGTTTCAATGTCGCGCTTCTTGGTGGACCTAGGCTGGATGCCCTGAGCGCGAGCCGACTTGTAAGAGTCCAGCTCGCTATCCCACTGCTTCTGCTTGGTTGCGTCGCCGCCACCAATTCCGCAGTAGGCGATCTTCAAGCTCGCCGCCCTGGCGCACTCACCCCATGTGGCATGGTCCTGTGTGGGGCAGCCTGACCGACAGGCCATCAGTCCTCCTCGATGTAGCTGCCATACCCGGCAGCTACCAGCTCGTTCTTCTGTGTTCCCGTCAGCTCGGTTCGGTAACCGCCACGGTAGGCACGCTCAGCGGCAGCAATCTCGTCACCAGTGGGCGTGATGGTTTCTCGCCACACACCGCTCTCCCTGAGCAGGGTGATCCCGTCCGCGTTCTCCACCCACCACAGGGGAGAGTTCTTGCGCCCATGTCCGTAGCGGAGCTCTGGGCCGACGAAGTAATAGCGAGTCGGCTCAACTGTCCCGCGTCCGTACTTGGTGTCCGGCCAGATGCCGTAGCCAATTAGGGTTACTGCTCCAGGGGCGACGGTTCCGGCACCTAAGGTTGGAGCACTACTCAACCCGGATCCGGAAATTGAGTAGGTAGTGGAGATTGAACCTAGGCCGAACGTGACCGTGAATTCATCGGTCTCATCGTCGATAACGGTGATTCCACCAATGGAGGCGATGCCGACACCGAAGTCTGGAGTATCTGTCAGTCCCGAGCCAGCTACGGTAACTGGGCCGGGTAGTACAGAACCACTGCCAAACGTAACCGGGTAGTCGTCAGTCTCGTCGTCCACGACGGAGACTGGACCAGTTGCAACGGATCCCGTGCCAAAGTCTGGAGTGTCCGAGAGTCCAGAACCGATTAGTCGATAGACAACCGCACCAGTGCCGTAGTCAACACCATCGGAAAGGCCAGATCCAATGATGCGAATGTCTGGGTCTGGCAGACCGAGTGGAAAGACTGGGCGGTCAATGACCCCAGTCATTCAGATCACCAGGAGAAGATCTTGTTGGAGCCGCTGTCCCACTCGATCGTGATGTCGCCACCGTTGGGCGTCACCGGAAGATTGGTGTAGGCGTCGACGAACATAATGAGTCGACGATCGGCGTCAGTTGCGCCATCCTGATACAGGACGAAGTTGTCACACGCCGCGCCATTGGCGACGGCAGTCCACGTCACATCATTGGCATCGAATACGCCAGACGTGAAAGTCTTGGAGGCCAAGGTTGTAGTAGCAACGACCGTCCCACCAGCTCCGGTGATGTCAGCGACATCCTCGTGCGCAGAGCTGTAGGTGTAGCTGCGCAGAAGGGCAGCCTTGATCGTTCCGCTGGACAGAGTAATAGTCTCGTCCAGGATTCCTTCCTTGCCCTTGGGGTAGAGAGCGTTAGCCACAGGGACTCCTTATTGTGGTGGGTTCGAGCATCAGAGCTCGCCCCCAGTCCCACGCATCCTGTTGGGACTGAGAGCCAGCCATGACGACTAGATGGACGCGATGGACTCCACGCGCTGGAGGCACTCCTCGCGGTAGCGAGACCAGCCAAGCAAGCCGTACCAGCCGACCGTCATGAAGCGACGGAAGCGGTCGATCTGCGGCGAGACCACGATGCCGGGCTCGATGGAGACGGCCTCTGCGAGCGCCTCCTTGCCCATGATGAGGGTGCGATGCACCGTCGCGGACGACGCACCATCAGCCGCGCTGTAGGTACGCGGGGTCTCGATCCACTTGACGCCCTCGTACACACCGATCTCGCCCTTCCAGATGAGGTCGGTGCCAGTGCCGTTGTAGACGTGCGGGTCGCGCCAATTCGCGACACCTGTCTCGGCGCGTAGGTCGTGACTAACATCCGGGTGGATGAAGCCGACGAAGTAGCCGTCATCGAACTCGAGTGCTGCGCGGCCACGCATCTTGGCGACCGAGTAGCGAACCAGCTTCGAGCTGAACACGTCAGTGGCACCAACCGTGTTGGTCGGGCCAGTCGTATCGACGTTGCCAGCGTTCGAGTAGACGACGTTGGTGCCCTGGCGAAGAACGCTAAGCACCAGCGAGTCGAGCGAGTTCCGCAGGTTGCGGGACACCAGCTCGGCCTGAGCAACGTCGATGTTGCTCAGCGAGAACTGGCGCAGGCGCAGCGTAGAGATCGTCGCGTTGCCGTACTCGTTCAGGGTGATGGAGACCGAGGACGGGTTGGCCAGGGCCACCGCGTCCGGGTCGGTCGTTTCGGCCAGCGTCGACGTGGCGTTCGCCAGGTCGGCGTGGATGTACTTGGTGATTGACGAACCGGGGTTGGTCAGGTCTGTGTACTCCACCGAAGCGAAGCGACGGAACATGGGCTCCGTCCAGAGCTGCATGTCAACGACCTTGGAGAAGGCCGTCTTGACAAGGTTCGTCAATACACCAGTTGTGGTAGGAACGTCAGCCATTCCTTACCCTCCTTTGTATTGGCGAGTGAGTTATGCGGAGCGAAGGACGGCCATGAGCTCATCCATCGTCTTGGCGCCTGAGATGCGCGCCTCCAAGTCGGCGGGGACCGTTATGGTTGACTCTGGCCCAATCTCCGCCATTTCCATTCGGACCTGAGACTCGGGCGCAGTCGGCGGTGCCGATGTCTGTCGAGTCTCAGTGTCCACTTCGCTCAGGCGTGCCCCTGAGAAAACGTCGCCGTTTTCGTCCAGCCAAGATTTGATTGCATCTTCGGTGAGCTCGAGATCGGTTGGCATGAAGTTCGCCACCTTCGGACTAAAGCCGTTGTCCTGGAGAATCTGATTCAGATTCGCCTTGCGCTGGCTTGCCTTGAGACTGGCGTTCTCCTCCGAAAGCTCCTTGAGCTTGGACGACAACTCGTCGATCTTGCTTCTCAGCTTCTTGGGAAGACTGGTCTCCTCGGCGTCATCGTCGAGCAGAAAGTCCAGATCATCCTGAGCCATGGTGTATCTCCCTTGTGTAACCCCGGTTCGGGGTGTCGCCACGAGCGCCCAGGTCTGCCGGGGTAGCAGTTGGGGATGTGTGGCTATCGGACTCAATACGCGCGCAGGGGCCGATCGATCCTGCTGCGGAGTGGAGGTGCTGGGAATCGAACCCAGGTTGAGTCTGCTGCCTTCGTGAGGCTCTACAGTCTCCCTATCCGTTCACCCCCGAGCCCTAGACCTGGCCAATTCGATTGGCAGACAGGCTGGACTGGCCCAGTGCTGACGTTCCGCTGAACGCGGCACGTTCTCGACTGGCAAGCTTGCGCTTCTTAGTTGCAGTCTCGGCTCCACCGCCGAGACCGAAGGTCTCCTGGACCAGCTCATCAGTGCTGGTCTGAACTCCGTAGAGCTGGCCGAGCCTGCGGTACGGGTTCTCCTGCATCCGGACCTGGGAAAGTCCGGCTGCGGAGCGGTTGTAGTCGTAGCCCATGGATGCGATCTGGTCGCGAAGTGGGGTAGACAGACCGAAGCCGACATCCTGAGCTGCACCACTGACATTGGCCTGACCGACCCTGCGGGTGTACTCGGACTCCAGGGCTGCCAGTGATTGCTTCTTGCCCTCACTGGTGTCGAGCATGTAGGCAGCCATCTCGTCGTTGGTCATGCCGTACAGGGTGCGCAACTGCTCCTTGACGGATGCAGGTGCCACCATGTTGACGTAGTCCTTAGCCATCTGGACACGTGAGGCCAGTTCCTGTGGGCTGACCTCAGCCGTCATAAAGCTTGCGTAGTTGGCTCGAGTTCCGTAGATCTTCTCGAAGCCTGCGGCTGAAAGAACCTGTAGGTAGGAACGCTCGTTACTGATGTACTCAGCCTCGGAGATGGCCATGCCCTTCTTTGACAGGGCATCCATGCCAGGAAACCTGGCCCTGTACTGGTCAGTCCTGCGAAGCTCGAGCTTGATCCAGTCCATGGACTTATCGCCTTTGAGCCATCCCCAGATGAGCGAAGACAGCGACTGTCCCTGCTGAGTTGCGGCATCGTCGATGCCGAACTCGGTGAACCACGAGGTCAAAGTGTCGAGGGCGGACTGGCGCTTAGCCTCCTTCTCGGCGCTTTCCCTGTCGAGCCTGGCCTGCTCCTCCGGGGAGACGTATCCGGGGGTCGGGTAGCCGACCCACTCCTGACCACTCCAATAGAAGGTCATGCCGGGGACTACTGGCATGGGTGGTCGCGTATCCGTGACGGGGTCCGTCACGGGGTCCGTCACGGGAGTTGGGGATGTTCCCTGTGATGATCCGCCGAGGGATCGGTAGTCAGAGCGCATCTCGCGAAAGTTGTCATGCCCGTACTGCTTGGCAATCTGATTTGCCTTCTGGCGATCTTCCCGATTGCCAGATGCGTAAAGAGCTTGAGCTGCTGCGTATGCAGCATCTTCATTAGCGTACTTCTTCGCCATGACTAACTCACAAACCCGAACATCGACAGAATGTCGCTGGCAAGACCGTCAGCCATGGTGTTCGCCTGCTTCGTGTACTGCCAACGATCGTCCTTCCTGAGTGCCTTCTGGAAGTCCCACAGCCCCATCGCTCGGGGTTCGCCTGTGGCCGGGTCAACGCCTTGGAGCGCCTCGCGCATGTACGGATCGCGCAGGCTGATCTCTGACGGATTTAGCTCGAGCGTGTCCGCGTAGATCTCGAAGTAGGCAGCAGCGATGTCTTCCATGTTCTGGCCCTGCCGGATCCGGTCAGCGAAGACCGGGAAGGCAGTGGCTGCCTGTTCACGAATGAACGACTGGGCATCAGATATCGCCATATCCCCGAGAGCCAGGGAGTTGACGGTGCTCGTAATCCACGACTGCCAGCGCTCCGATTGCGGATCGAATCCGTTTGCAAGCAGCGTGGCCGTGAGGGAGTCCTGGTTGGACAGTGCCTGTCCACCAACCTCCTTGCCGTTGTTGCGCGCCTTGATGAAGTTGTCGCCAAGCCAGTCCTGGTACACGGACTCGTTCTGCCCCTGGTCGAAACCCAAAAGCAGGAACCGCCGTCCCATCTGAGCAAGTCGCGCCTCGGAGATATCCTCGACGCGAATGCCCATGGCGATCAGGTCGTCCTTGACCTTTGCCTTGGCGCCATCGAGACGGCGCTGGTACGTCTGCGGATCTGTCTTCTCAAGGGCAAGAATGGTGCGGCGGTAGCCGTCATTCTCCTTGAACCAGTCCGAGTCCATGAGACTCGCAATGAACCTGGGAGTCTCCCAGCCATTGTCGATCGCCTCATTCCAGAGCTCTTTGAGCTCGGGATCGGACTTGATGAGCTTCCATGCCCAGGAGAACTCGGAGTTCATTAGGTCGGCTTCTAGCCGATCACGACGAAACTCGCTCTCACTCGACCTGTCCGCAGCGGCCTGCTCTTTCTTATTGAGCTTGCCGTCCTTGTCCTTATCGAACTTCTGGAGCTCTAGGTCCTTCTCGTCTATCGTGCCGTCGTTGTTGTAGTCAGCGCGAGCCTTCTTCGGCTCGTTGGGACCACCTGACGGTGACTTGTCAGTAACACCTGGAGTGTCTGCCATTACCTCACCGGACCTTGGAGGATGCCCAGGAAGGCATCCATGAGATCAGTTGCTGCGCGATACTCCGCGTAGTCAGGGCGAGACTGTGAGAACTCCTCGCTGAACTGAGCCGCATCGAATCCGCCTTCCACCATCTGGCTCTGGCTAGATGCGTCAGCCGTAATGGTCTGAATGGTGGGGTTCTCTCGCTCGCCCTCGTTCAGGGCTTCCAGGAACTTGCGGCGCTCCTCCTTGGTCGCCTCACGACCAAGGTAGGAACCCATCGCCTGGTTGATGAGTCGCTTCGCGGTATCGGCGTTGGTGATGTTGGTCGTGGTGACAGTGGTGGTACCACCGCCTCCACCCCCACCGCCTCCACCGCCTCCGCTTGACCCATCGCCCGGAGCACCGAA